CTCCACTTCTGATTTTTTAAAATATAATTCGTTATCTTTTGCTATATTTTCAACTGATACAACCACTTCACTAGCATATTCCTCAACTACTCTACCATAAAACTCTTCACCTTTTATTTTAACTCTTTTATTTAGATAATATCTTTTCATATAATTAAAGGATTCTCCTTCTGCTATTGATTTTGTGTTATCATTTATATTGTCGCCTTCAGCAATCTTTTCTAATTCAGTTTGAATTGCGTCTTGCAAATCCCAAGAATATGGTTTGGAGTCTTTTGATTGGTCTAATGGTATATTACATTTACCATCTTTTTCAAATGTATTCAAAATAGCGTCAGTTAATAAAATCGCTAAATCTAAATTATTTCTAACATTATTAGTTTTAGTTTTTTTAGTCATTGTTTTCCTCACTTTGTTCCTTTTTATACTTTTTAATTTGTTCATCTCTTTGCTCTTTTAATCGTTCTTCATTTCTTCTTACATTATAATATTTTTCAGTTGGAACTTCTATTTTGACATGAAGTTCTCCATTCTGATGTGTTGTTATTTTATATGGAAAAGGTGCAGTCTTTAATAGCCATTCCAATATTGTTACTAAATTTCTTGCTTGTGTGTGTTTAATTTCCATTGTTATCCTCCCTGTTAGTAAAAAACACTTTTTTAGCCTCAGACCAAGAACAGCCTGTACTTTTTACAAACTTAACTGCTCTTATAAAATTGCTGTAGCGTAGCCTTTTTCCTCTATAATATTCTGCATCTTTAAGATTAGATGAGGCACTTTTCTCTAGTTTTAAATAATAAAAGTAATACCAAGAGTAATGCTTTATTGCTATTTGATAAGGACACTCCTCAACAAACTGCTCTGGGGAATTATCCCCAGAACAATCACTTACAAGATTTTTATCTACACTCATTTTTCCAGTCCTCCACTATTGATTGGTGTTCATCAAACATAGTCTTTGCATCATCCATTCTTATTCCTAAATCTTGCAATAGATAAGCTATCTCTGTAGATAAATTTCTCTCTTCTTCTTCTGTGCCTTTAACAGATACAAAATCATAATCCTCTAATGCCTTAAATAGCTGAACATATTTTTTAGTAATGCCATCTAAAACAGCAGTTTTATTTAACTCTATGATTTGTCTTGCTCTTTGCTCTTGTTGTGAAATGTAATCCATATATTTTCTCCTTGTAAGTTATAAATATAACTATTATTATCATCAGGAAAAAAAATAAAACAACAAATAAGTTACAAATATTACTCTTTTTTTATATCAGCATTAAATGACACAGATACTCTTATATCTTCAGGGTTTGAGGACTTATATGGATACACCATATGTGTTTGTAAGGCAGGAAATATATATATATCTTGTTCTTTAGGCTCTAAATTAAGTATTGGTACAGACCATCTAGCATCTGCTCCTGCATTGTTTATAAATGATATTTTACCATCTGTTTCATAAAATTCTTTTTTACTTTTAATTTTATTCTTTGGTGTTTTTAAATATGCAATACTAGATATTGAGCAATTAGAATGCACATGAGCAGGATTGTATTCCAATGGCTTTTGATTAACAAACCACATACTTATGATATTGGCTGTAAATTTATTAGATTGAATTTTTTTAATTTCAGTAGTTTCAGAAACTTGATTCACATTACCTTGAGCAACCATAAATTTTTGTGTCATTAAAGCACAAAAGTTAATCCATTTTGTATGTATTTTTTGATGCTCTGTGCTTACTGTTACTTCTTGATCTATTTGTCCAACTAAAAAATCTCCATGACTAGACCAATCACTATCCATTGTTCTAGCATACAACTTTAATAAGTCATCAAACACATCGTCAGGTATTTTGCTTTTCAGAATAATATTACTCCAAGGAGATAAAATATCTATTGGTAAATTATTGTGCTGATGCTCTGTATTCGTCATACAATCTCTCCCATATTTTTAAAGCAGTTTCATTGTTTTTAAAATCACTCCTAGATTTTACACCTGCTAGAGTTCTTATACCATTTGCTATACTGTTTTGGTCTTTTGGATTAACTTCTGGTACTTTGTGTTTTAAAAATTCACCAAAAGATATTTCTTTACATAAAATTCCTGCTTGTTGGATTGCTTTATTTGCTCTTGTATTATTTTCTACTTTTCTTGTATCTAATAAGGCGACTGCTACCCACTTTTCCTCTTGTGGGTGTGGTATACCAAAAGTAGCAGTTACTCTTTCAGCCTCCTCTACTGGCACTTCAACTATCATCTGTACTACATTTCTAGTTTTTACTAATTTAAAATCTGCATAAGTTCCTCTAATCACTGCTTGTGTCATAATCCACCTCCTGTGTTCTAAAAGTATCTAAATAAATTAAGTTAACTATTTTTACATATTCTTCTTGAGAATATTTTGAAATATCTATTTCTGAAACTAAATTTTTAAATGTATTGATTCTTTGTATTTGTTGCATTAGTTGGTTATTGCTCATAGTTGTTCCTTAAAAAATTTGCTTTATTAACACTCAAATTACTTTTGCCTCTTAAGACTAATACAACAAAACCATAAGAACATTGTAAAACTTGAGCAAGTTCATATAAATTCATATTATTTTTCTTAGCAGTTTGATATAAAAGTTTGCTATGAGGTGTTGGATTGCTTTTGAAATCTTCTAAAGTTATAACTCTAGGCATTAAAATATCTCCTGTTGTCTACTATCGTGATTAGGTTTCCATCTAAAATTTACTAATCTGTAAGGCTTACCAAATTTTGATTTTTGTACTTTATCTTCAAATTCAGCTTTTTCTTTTAAATCTTTTCTATTTAGATACATTATTTCATTATTATGCATGATGATCATACCTCCCATATCATAAGCCTTTTTAAGCTCATAATCTCTAATGCTAACTAAATATCCATGATATAGTTTTGTTACTTTTTTTCTTACAACATTTCTCATTTTTCATTTCCTCTTGGAAAAAATATACCCATCTCTTTTTTAAGATTGAAATATTTTTTACTCCAAAATTCTTCTTTACGTTTTAATTCTGATATTTCATCTTGTAATTGTTTGATATAAAAACAATCTTTTATAGTTGCTCTGTTCTTTATTCTATCTACTAGATTATTAAATTCTGATTGACTAAATTTAAATTCATTATCTACTACTCTCATAGCTTTCTCCTTTTAATTAGTTTAAATATTTCTTCATAATTATCAGGCATACATTTTGGACACAAATATTTTTTAGCATTATCAACACTTATCATTGGATTGCTCCCACATTGTATGCAATACATATAATTATTCTTAATAACATTAGATTTCTTTTTCTTCATAGTGTGGGCTTGATAACCATAATTGTTGTGCTAGTATTTGACCAAAATATTTATTATTTGTTATTTCAGTAAAAAATTTAAACTCATTCCCCATTCTATGCAACATATTATGATGATAAATACACAACGGAATCACATCTTTGTCTGATGCTTTCCTTCCCACACCTCTAGTTGAATTTATTGGTTTGAGCAGATGATGAGCTTGTACCAGATTCTTACAAGGAGTTGGTACGGAGTATGTTTCCTGCGACCCACCATCTACTCTATACCTAAAATGAGTAGCAATACTGCAAGGCAAATCGCTAACATATTTTAGGTGTTTCTTATTGATGTATCTCTTGACCATCAAAATCCTTTTTCTTCTACCTTTGCATTATCAAAGGTTTCTAATATCTTTTCAACATCTTTGTCTTTTTGCATCTCACTTAAACTAACAGATAAATAGTTTAAATCATTCTTTGATGTTCTTCTCCAAAAAGATACTCCTAAAGTTTTATCTACTTTTCTTACTTCTAAAACACCTTTGCCATCAGGGTGTTTATCTGATTCTTTATCTTGTACTCTTTTAATATTTCCTACAGATTCAAACATTTCAAAAGTATCTTGACCTTGTGCATTTTTTCTTTTTATTAAAATTACCCTTCTTTGAAATCCACTCATATTTACATTGCCTTCGTAAATAACTTCCATTGGTTCTTTTAAGGGAAATAATGCTCCCTTATTTGTATTATCGTATTCGGTCATATTTCTCTCCTATTGTTATAAATTTTTGGGCGAGAGAGACTTCGCTTTTTAACCAGAGTAACAGTCCACTACATTTTAAAGTTCCATTTGTTTTCATAGTTAAATTACTGTATGGAAGTTTTTGCCAGAACTCTCTCATGTTTTTTCCTAACATTTATCAATTAAAGTAACTTCAGTAAGTTTGTATTTATTCTTATCAATAAGATTATAAATAATATCGTTTTCATCTACTCCCTTACCCCAACTATTGTCTGTTTCAATAATAAAATTTTTTCTTTTTTTATTATTGTCTTCTACTTCTACATACCACCTATATTCCATGAGCAGTACCATTAGTATGTTTATGTATTGTATGTATGTCGTCATAGTCTGTTGCATCATCATCAAATTCTGCATCTAATCCTAATAATGAACACAATCCATACCTTTTTGCATAAGTAATAGAACTACCTAATTGATGTGGGTCGTTATAGTTTTTTGCTATCAAACTAACACCTCCATCTGTATACCATTTACCTGATCTGTGTATTAATCTTGTTTGCACCACTGCCTTGCCCTCACTTTGAACTATTGCTTGGCTTAAACAAAAATTATATTTTGGCAGTATTTCTTTTACTGTCTTTAACACACTACCTAAACTAGCATACATAAACTCATTGTTAGAGCCTTGTTTTTTTTGCAAATAACTTATTGCACTATCTTTGATAGGATTTCTTACTGCATTAAGTAAGTTTACTAAATCCTTATTGAAATCAAATTCTATAATTTCATCTTCTTTAAAAGTTTTCTCTGTCATTATTTATACCCCATATTTTTTTAGTTTCTGCTTTTAATAAATCGCCAGACCATCTCCAATCATCTAAATCTGGATAGATCATCTGACATAATTCTGCTACATCATCTGATATAGACAAGAATTTCCTCAACCCTAAAGATATTTTTATTATTTGTTTCAAATAAGGCATAGGGTCTTCTAATCTTATTGATTGAACACCATAATTTCTTGTGATGTTATCAATCCACAACTCACTATCAGGAGTACCCACTCCTACTGCATACAATGATAGTTGCCTTGCGTGAGATTCTTTCATCTCTTGCAATCGGAATTGTGAAGTCTTACAATCTCTTATTTGATGAAAACTTGTATCTGAATTACCAAACTCAAAATCTACATATCCCATAAATGGTATTTCAATATCGTCAAATTCATAAAAGAATTGTTTTTGATAACTGCTTGGCATTCCCAAAGATTGATAATGTGGCAGACCATTTCTTACATAGTCTTGTAAAGCATTTCTCTCTTTGTTCTTTTTCTCTGTGTCTTTGTAGTCATACTTTCCTGCAATTTCATCGTATTCTTGGTTAGCTAAAATAGTAATATTTTTATAATCAGCATTTTCCATATTCATTGCTTTTTCTAATGCACTTTCTACTGCATTTCCTCTCCACATAGCAGGAGATGGTTCATCAACTCCACCTGCTAGTCTAAATAAAAAACTAGCAGGATTTGATACCCATTGATTTATTTTACTGACAGACAGATGTTCTATGCCATGAGTTTTAAAAGGCGAGTTACTTTTCATAAATACTTTCTCCTTTATGTTTTTCGATTAATTTTGCTTTAATATAGTATGTCTTAACTCTTGATACTAACCAACTTCTATATTCATCATAAGTATCATTAAAAATAGATTCATCATCTGCCACCACTTGAATGATTGGTGAATTAAAATCATTTTCGTAAAATGTACTACGCAAACTAATAAAATATTTGTAGTTAACATAATATCTTTTTTTAATATTTCCTAATTGGTCAATATCCGTATGATAATCTTTAGTGGTATAAAGAAGTTCAAAATTTTTATCAGCCTTAAATCTCTCTGATAAATATTTATCAAGCCACATAGTTTTTTTGTAAATCCTCATCTCATTTTTAATTGTACTTATTCCTTCTTGAATAATTTTAGCAATATCGTGTCCTGTTACTTCTGGCATTCCATCATAATGTCTATAAAAACAATTTTTGAAACCATAGTAAAAACTGCTAGAATTTTCTTCTGTTTTTAAATAAATTAATGAACTTGTTGACATATTTTTTCTCCTTGTAAAAAAATAAAGAGGGCAGTAAAAACCACCCTCATAATTAATTTAACCTATAAAAGTAGGTTTAAGTTGAGCTTTTTCTCTAGCACAAAAATCTTCCCAAGCCTCAGCTAACCATTTAATAATAGCCTCACCTTTAATAGTAGGAAAAACCTCCCAATCAGATCCTGCATATTTTTTAATAATCCCTTTTTTAATAAGAGAATAAAAACATTTAGCAGATACCTCAAACTCAGGCTTTTTCAAGACAAAGTAATTCAGCAAAAACTCCTCCTCAGGCTGAGTAGTCCTAGTAATTTTTCCATCAATTTTAAAAGTAGTAGTCATATTTAATCTCCTTGTAAGTTTATAAATATAACTTTATTATCTACATATATAAACAAAAAACAACACTAAAAAAAACTTTTTTTAATTTAATTTATGCTCCATAATTAAAACAAAAATATAGGAGGGAATATGTCTTGGAGGGCACTTTATTGGGCTAGTCAAAAAGAAACTGGCTCTACTGCATCAAAATTAGTACTTATAATGTTATGCAATTATGCTGATGAAAATAATGAAACTTATCCATCACACAATACTTTAGCTAGAGTTTGTGAATGCAGTAAAGACACAATTATGAGGCACTTAAAGTCTTTAGAGGAAAAAGGCTTAATAACAACAATTAATAGGTTTGAAAAGCTAGAAAATGGTAAAAATAGACAAACATCTAATTTATACAAAATAAATGTAGATACCCAGTCGCAATTTGCAGGGGGGAGGGAGTCGCAAAATGCTATGCCTATAACCTTAAAGAAAGAAAACAAAAAATATAAAAAAGATTTGTATGATAAACAGTTTGAACTATTTTGGAATGTATACCCAAGAAATGATGGCTCAAAAATAAAGGCTCAACAATATTTCAAAAAAGCTATACAAGAAATTAGTGTAGACAAGTTGATGAATATAACTAATATATATTGTAAGAATATGCGAGGAGTACCAAAAAAATTTATACCTCATGCAACTACTTTTTTAAATCAAAAGAGATATGAAACAGTAGATATTAATAATGATAACAAAAAAAATACAATAGCAGGATAAAAAAAATGGATATACAAATATTAGATATAGAAAAAATCAAAAACTACGAAAAAAATCCTAGAATAAATGTTGATGCAGTAGAAAAGGTAAAAGAGAGCATTCAAGAGTTTGGTTTTAGGCAACCAATAGTTACAGATGAAAATATGATAATTCTTGCAGGTCATACTAGATTTAAAGCAAGTAAGGAATTAAATCTTAAAAAAGTGCCTGTTCATATAGCTAAAGATTTAAGTGAGGCACAAAAAAAAGCATATAGAATTATGGACAATAAAAGTAATGAGTTTTCAGAGTGGGATTCAGGATTATTAAAATCCGAGATGATTGAGTTAGGCGATTTAGATATAAATATGCAATTAACTGGTTTTGAATTAGATGAAATAAATAAATTAACAAAAAATGAATTACTTAAATTTGATGGAGATGTAAGTGAAGATTTAGAACTAGAGGAAATGGGTGATTATGAACAGAGTAATGTTAAAATGATACAACTATTTTTAAACACAGAGACAGAACCAGAGTTTAAAAAAATGGCACAGGCATTACAGGAGAAGTTTGGAATAAATAATATTACTGATTTAATGTTTAAAATATTAAAAGAAAGATACGATAGTGAAGTATAAAAGAATAAAAGTAAAAAGTGATGGCAGTTTTGAAGATTGGAGAAAAAGAGCAGGAACTTTTGTTGATGAAAATGAGATAGATCAAATTATTGATTATGATTGCGATGCTTATGATGAGGAGGGTAATCCATTATTTTTCTTTAGAAAAGGAGTTATCCCTTTAAATATATGTAAAACTGCATATAGTGTGCTGCGAGAGGCTGCGACAGTTACTACAAACAGAGGTAACGCAGGTGGAGTAATGAGTAAAGAGGATTTGAAGTATTTTAATAATAAAGCTGTAAAACATGGACAATCAGAAAAGCAAGTCTTCAAACTAAAAAGAGATGGTACAGTATCTAACACAGTTTATGCTAAACCTGTTCATTCAGGAATAATAGGATATTTTGATAGGCAAATACGATTTCCATACTGTAGACAAACTGCTTGGACAGAAAATAATTTTGATAAGTTTAATAATGCAAGACCTTATATAAGAAAAATATCCCAAGAATTTGAAAAAGCCTGTCCTGAAAGATTTTATGCACAAAAAAAATATGTTGATCAAACTAATGAAGACTTCTTTATAAAAGATACAGTATTTACTACAGTAACAGTAAATAAAAACTGGAGAACTGCTATTCATACTGATGCAGGTGATTGCCACGAAGGATTAGGAAATATAGCAGTATTACAAGCAGGAAAATATGAAGGTGGACAAACTTGTTTGCCTAGATATAGATTGGGCTTTGATGTAAGAAATGGTGATGTTTGTTTTTTTAATGTTCACGAATGGCATGGAAATTTGCCAATAAAATCCAATAAACCCTATGAAAGAATATCTATAGTTTGTTACTACAGGCAAAATATGGTGAATTGTAAATCTGCACAAGAAGAACTAGAAATTATAAAAAATAGAACAGACAGAGTAGGTTTAAATAAATAATGTGTGGTATTTTTGCAATAGTTTCTAAAGATTATGTTTCTTTAGAATTAGTAAAAGAAATACTTATTCAACTCAAAATTAGAGGTAAACATTCAACAGGACTATCTTGGGTAGAAAATGATGAATTGAAAGTAAATATTCAGCCAGTTCCTGCAGATTTATTTACCATACCAAAATTAAAAACTAAAGTGTTAATAGGTCATACTAGATATAGCACATCTTCATTAGAATATAATCAACCAATTATGAATGAATACTTATCAACAGTGCATAATGGAGTTATTACACAACAAGACAGCAAACATTGGGATAATCAACAGTATGTATTCAAAACAAAGAATGACAGCGAATACATATTAAAATCTTTTTTATTAAATAAACACCCACTAAAAGATTATCCCAATGCCTCTATTTCAACTTGTGTTATAGATAATAAAAATAAGAAATTAAAATTTTTTAGAAATGATAAAAGACCACTATGGTATTACAAAAGTGAAGAATGTATTATTGCAACAAGCACTAAAGATATTTTTGAAAGATTACAATATCACAATACTAAAAAATGTATTTCTTGCAATGAATACGAGATACCTTTTGAAAAATTAAATATACAAGAAAAAAACATTACAAAATCAATAAGAGATTTACAATGATAGCAGAATACAAAACCATTGATATGCAGGAAGTATTAAAGGTAATTATGCTAAGCAAAGATGGTTTTAATACAAAGTTCCTCAAAGCATCACATAGTTTATGGTTTAGATTTAAAAATTATGTAAAGAATCCTCCTTATGCTATGTATATGAATAATGAATGTTGTTCTCTTATATTTGGCACACACAGTAGATTAAATAAATATGTTAATGTTTATGAAGTATGCACAGTACAAGGAAAAGAGGGCAAAGGATATGCAACCAAACTTTGGGAAAATTACATTAAGTACTCTGTAGATCAAGGAATGAAAAGATTGAAAATTTCTTGCACACCAGATTCTTTAGGTTGGCATATCAGGAATGGTCTAGTTTTTTGGGGAGTAGATAAGCAAGGAAGTTTGAAATCAGACCAACCACTATATCCAACTAGAGAAGAACAGATAAAATTTAGACATAAGGCGATAAGTAATCCTGAAATTGCATTACCTGATTTAAAAGTAATACAAAAACTAAAGCAAACTAATCTTGAAGAATTAAATCTGTCAGCTAATAAAATACAAAAGACAATCAATGCTATTAATAAATATAAATTATATTATTTAAGAGATAGTCTTTATGGATTATAGACTAAGAGAAAATAGATTAAAAGCCTTCG